TTTAAAAGAAACAATTTTACCAACAGCACTTGGTTGATGCATTTCACGAAGATTGCCACGGAAATTTTTAAAAGCAGTTATACTAGATTCTGTTGTTACAATGTCATTTTGACGATCAACGTTATCAAGGGTTGCAAAACCAGATACCATACGGCGTTCAACGTCTATTTTTCCGATGGGCATTGAAAGGCGAACATTGTCACCTTTAGTTTCCCAATGAGCCTTATTTATTAACATAACGTTATAATTATAGCACCGCTTTAAAAGATTTTCTCAACTATTGAGATGATCTACCTTCACCTTGTGCATTTCGTCCAGATATTGTAGTTGGTGAATCAGAATTATTATTTGTTCTTTCTGAATTTCTTTGGCGATCCCCTGTTAAATTTGCTCTAGCATCGGTTGCTTGTCTTGGAGACATAATAAATGGAGTATCTCCATCTGCTCTTAGTGGCAAGTCTAACATTTCACGAGCCTCGTTTGGAGTCATAACCTGAGTCTTTACATATCTTTCAAGGATTTGGGATTGTGCAATTTCATCGGTTAAGGTTAATTCATTAAACTTAAGTTCAAGAATATCTGTTTTTTCTCTTATAATTTTATTTACAACCTTTTCTAAATGTTTTTGTGCTGGACGAGAAACCTGTTCTTTAAATGTGCGGTCTTGAGAAAGTGCTGCTGCGATGCCTCCAGAGTCTGCACCACCTAGTTTTGAAATAGGAACTTGATGAGCAATTAAAATATCATCACGATTTTGTTTACGATACTCTTTAAATGAGCCATCCTGGATACCGTTTTCAATTGGTTCCATCTTAAATTCAACCTTATTTCCTTCTGTATCTCCAGGAAGCGGGATATAAAGAGTTCTGTGTGATTGAGCCTTAAGTCCAGTCTGTAAAAATCTAAACATTTTGTCTTCAGCATCGCCTGAAAGTTTTGCACCTTTTAGAGTTACAACATATCTTGGAACAGCCTTATTTTCAAAGTAGTCAATATTATACTGAGAAGCAAGTTGATCTCCAATAAGAGATGGCATTGCTGCAATAATATCTGGAACTCCATAAAATGTGTTTAAAGGTGAGTATTGTTTTAAATGGATTATTTCATTAGGTCGTGGATCTGTACCTAGAGGATTTGCATTTTTTGCTCCAAAGTTTCTAAAGTAAACCACCTTCTGACCAATAATCTGCACAAATCCATCACGCAAGCGTCGTATGCGGACAGTTGTTGCTGGAATGTGACCAACATAACCGATCTCACCAGCAGTTGTTCTACCTACTTCAATAAATCCATTACCTGTTGCTTGAAGGTCTGTGTAAACCTTTTCCATTGTTTTTGTAAAACTATCATCATCATTTAAATTTTCTAGCCAGTCACGTAGTTGGATCTTGGCTCTTTCAATACGATTACGAGCACGGTCTACCGCACCTGCATCTTCGTTCATTTCAAACCTTAATAACGTTCTATCTGAAATATCAAAACGATATCCAAGACCAACAATGTTTTCTACTTTAGCATCAATCGCAGCATGGTTAGCAAATGATGTGTCATAGAAGTTGGCTAATTCATACATATTATATGGAGGAGTAATTACGTCAAATAGTCCGTAACCATTTCTATACACCGTGCCAGGATTGATTTGTTTAGATCCTGCGTTTACTCCAGATGGTGTTGCATTTGCTGCGTCTAAATATGCTTCATTAAATTCAGGTGCAGCATATTTTGTTAGATTACGTGTTGTTCTACGACGAAAGTTTTGATCAAGTCCAGCATAATCTTTTAAAGCATCCCAAGTTTTATTAAATGGATCATGTGATTTAAAGATATTGTCTTCTTTTTCTTCTGTGTTAAGACTTGCACGGATATACTGTTCTTCACTCATCCATAGCCCCTCTTCCATGCTTATCTAATGTTTGTTGTGCTGCATGCCAAGCACCTAAGTCATTCATTGAAGGAATCAATCCTTCTTTTAATCTTGCTTTTTGTTCGGAATACTCTTCTTCGCTAACCTGAGTTAAACCTGCTACAAATACCGCTTGGCCAAGTCCATCATCTCCATTGTGCATTGCAACCTTCTTTAACTCTGCAATTTTTGTAAGATCTCCACGGTCGGACGGGATGTTTAAAACTGAGCCTTCGTCGTCTGTAAACCATTTACCATTAGATTTCTTATATACGTAAAGACCCCAGTCATAATGCTTATCTATTACCTGACGTCGGACATTTTTAACATAAGGCTTACCAGTTTTTGGGTTAATTAAAGATTCCATAACCATAAGTATATCAGACTATACTGGTGTAACGACAGTACTTGACCACTCTATTCCTGTATATACCTTTAATTTTTCAGATTGATAGATTAATCCTTCTCCATCATCAATAATAATTTTATTAGTTCCAATATATGTCTTGTAGATTTCTAGTGGATTAATACCATAAAACTCTGATGATCCTATGACCAACATGCCGTCCCAAGTAAAGTTATTATTCCAGAATTGCCAGTCAAAAGTAGTAATTCCGTCTGTTAAAACTTTAAACCATGGCCTCAAGGTTTTACTTTCAACCTCTTGCAAACTATTTGCCTGATAATAAGCAATATTATTAAACAAGGCTGGCCCAGTAATATTTATATTTCCTAAGTAAGAATCGTAGACCAAAGAGGTTAAAAATGATATACCTATAGAAGACCAGTCCTTAAGAGATAAAACTGGCTCTCTTACAAGGTTACCGTTTAAATAAAATGCAACTCCATTATAGGCAACTCCATTTTCATTTAAAACAAAAATTCTTCCTCTATTTAAGTCAAGGCTATTGGCTTGAATATAAAACTTTAATGTTCCATTTTTATGATTAATTTCAAATAGTTCTATTGGTGTTTCTGGAAATGTATTTTGATCATATCTTAGCCATAGTTGCATAGCGCTTACTTTATAGGATGTTGCTAATTCTTTATTAATTGGTAAAGATAAACCACGATTTTCTAAGGGATTTAATTCTCCACGAATCTCTAGCCCAGAAGTTTTAGTTAGATATAAATATGGAGTGCTTTCTTTATATACGCTAAATGGATTTTTTGACTTATAGTCAAAATATATACCATTCTTTTTATATGGAAATACATCTACTCCAAATCTTGTTCCAACTGGATTAGAAGAGTTATCATTAAATGCTTGTGATGCTAACTGTAGTTTATTTAATAATATTGGTTTATTTAAAATTCCACGACTATTGAATTCAAGACTATACACAATAGCAAGATCATTAAAATTTTCTGTTTTAATTGGATAAATTAATGTATTGTTTAAAACTTCAAATCTAGTTGTTTTCCAATTTTCATAATCATTCATGTCAAGAATTTTATATTCATTTAATGTTTGTTGATTGTCAAATGCTGTTGGAATATTTGCTCCATCGGCAGCATACTGAAAAGTAATATAACTTTTTATTTGTGCACCAGAGGTGTCGTAATAATAGCCAGTAGTTCCAGATTCTTCTAATAGGTTTGTAGTTGTTGGATATCCTAAATTAAATTGTAAAAAATCTAGGTCGTAATATTCTTCATCATTTTTGTTTTTTACAAATTGTCCAAAATATGAAAGTGGCAAATAGTCTTGCCAATATCCAGCAACACCTATATCTAAGAAATATTTTTGATACACTTCGGAAGGTAAAAGGGTGTAACTTGCTGTATGGTTAGTTAGTGTTGATCCATTATTTAAAACAACGATTCCATTTTCACTAAAACTATTTAATATTTTAGAAGAATTTGTTGCGCTACAAAAACCAACAGAATATATCCTACCAGTAAAACTATAATCTCCAGAGTTATCTCCACCAACATACATTTTTAATAAGTTTTGATTTCCAAAAAAAGAACTTACATTGCTACCAAAAGTATTTGATAAATCTATTAAGTTAAACCCTACAGCAAAAAGCGCATTTGCTGTTATTGTATTTGATGTAAATAATAGTTCTGTGTTTCCACCATAAGTTAAAGAATATTTAATTTGATTAGCATCTTTAATAATAGAAAAATAGTTTCCAGTTATTGGGTTATATATTTTAAACAATATTTGATCAGAAACAAGATCATGAGAACTAAAAACACCATAAAAACTATCAACCTGATTTCCTAAAATATTAAATTTATCAAAATTAATATACGTATTTTTAGAATTCCAAGTGTTATTTGGTCTAAAAGACAAAAATTTATTTTCAATGAATGGTCCAGATTCATTTTCTTGTATGTTTTGATTATCATCATACAGGTTTTCTAATGTTTTACCATCTAAAAATATTTCAGGCAGGGAATATTCTGGTGTCCTTAAACTTGTTGCCGTTGTTGTTAAATTATCAAAACTTCCTTGATTCCATTTGGCAAAATCTGGATAATTATAGTTTGCAGTATAGTTAGCAAATGGATAGTCTACAAATGCGGTTGTTCCGCCATATGCTGAATTAAGACCTTCTGGAGATACAACCCCCTGTCCATATACCCATCTACGTTTTGCAACCGTAATTGGAACTTGATATGAATAAATTGCAACACAATCAATTTCAAAAGGATATACATCATTGCTTGCATAAAATCCTAGCCAATCTTGACTGTCTCCACTATTGTCAAACTCTTCTGGTAAAGAAAGATTTTCAGTATTTAAAGATAAAGATAAAACTTCTTCTCCATTTACAAGCAATGATGCAGCATTTCTAATTACACGAATATGGATTAACATTGGCCTAAACCATTCACCAACAAAGTGAGAAGCAAATTGATTTCCAATAACTAACGTTAAAAATCCATCCTCAACGTATAATCCATCATCTGATGAAATTGGTCCAAATATTTTAAATGCAGTTGATGTATTTGCTGCAACTCTTGCCCAAAACTCAACAGTGTATTCGTTATACTGTCCTTTTTTATTTAAAAATCCCTTACCTGGAATAATTAAAGATGCATCTGTATAAGGCTCTATCCTCGTCACCCCACTTGCACCATACACTAAAGGAATCCCTGTATTTTTACATTTTAACCCACCTTCTGTAATGTAATAACCAGAGTCTTCGGCAATTCCGTATGCTTGTGCTTCTGTTGCGTCTAAACCACCATATATACTTATAGTTGATGGAACAGTTGTTTGTGTTGCTCCATTTAAAGAATATGTATTAAATTCTTCATTCCATTGACCTAAAGTAATTCCATTAAAATAAAATTCATTATCTGTTGAACTTGCCGAACCTTCAAATATTTTTACTTTAAGAACAATTCTTATTTGTGCTGAGACATTTGGTATTTCAAAGGTTTCAGAAATAAATCCCCATTTTTGGTATAACGTACTAGTAAAAGTTTTTAAGTTTTGAACTATTGTAGATGTGGCTGGGTCTGTATATTCATAGCCTATAGAAACGTTTTGTAGAAAAATGCTGTTTGAATAAAAATATGATCCTATTGTAAAAGTTCCAAGATCTTCAAGTGTGTTTAAATTTAATATATTAGGACTAATTATTGATGCTTCAAGTGTTTCTGATACTGGAACGTTAACCCTGACTCTTGATAAATAACTATCTACAAATGGTTCATTTAAATTTGCGGACGACGTTGCAACTACACAGTTTGTTTTTGTCCACAGGGTTGTAAGATTACGCTGTGCTTCAGTAATTAAACCTTTATAGTCAAGGCTATCGTCTAATGCCCACAAAACTAATGGATGCTCAGAATATATTTTTTCTGCATATAAATTGGACGGACTAGACATATTTCTCCTTGACTTTAATTATAGCAGGAATGTGCTGCAAAATGTCATTTATTTTATTGCTTGTTAAAGTTTTTATAGCCCATCCCAGTGTCAATGGCTAATAAGTTTTTTGCCTCAAATACCCAATTTGTTAAATCTTCTCCACCAACAGTATCGTAATGTCTTGACATTTTTTTGGTTGTTTTAAAGACCTCGCTTTTGTCTAAAACCTCTTTAGACTTTACGACTATCCAATCCCAAAATGGTGTCTTATATAAAGACCCACCATGATACATATAGTGAATCATATCTGAAACAGCATTTACATTTTTATAAAACACAGCATTCATATCTAAATTTTCTTTTTCATTAATTTTATCCATTAATAATTTGTTGATTCCATCATATAACCATAAAGAATTAGCAAACATGGGCTCTAAAAATAAAGCATTATTACCATTTTTTATGACTCTTCCATCTATTATTTTTTTAGCAAAATATGATTTAAATGAATACTCAATATTATCTAATTTATTTATTGGTACATTTATTTCTTTAGAAAAGTTTTCTTTTGCTATATCTTTATCTGTAATACTACTATTATATAGATACCCATAAGATGTTCTGGTTTTTAATGGTATTACAAACATCCAACCATCTTCTGTTGCAACATGCTTTGTGTGAAGAAAGTTAGATCCATTTTTTATATTGTGGACAAGGCATGAATCTGTTGTTGGCGTTAATACATTATATTCACTATAATCTTTTGGCCGTCCAGAGCAATCTATTACATATTCAAATTCATGATATACACCATCTATTTCAACTACAGCCTTTTCTTCAATAGTTTTTATATTTTTAACAGTTCCTTCTATAAAATTAAACTTATTTCCCCATCTTTCAGAAAATTTTTCTATTGCCCATTTTTTTAATTTAAATGTATCTATATGAAGAGCAGCAGAAGAACCTATTAGTGGATTTATAAAATCTTTGTTACGCCATTTTTCATACATTGTTCCGTACTTGACAGTTGAATTTAAATCTCCATCTGTCAATTCACTATACATAGAAAAATTTGTTCCATAACTAATGGCACTAATAAATGAGGGGTTTGTGCTCTCTCCAATTCCAAAAATAGGAATATTTGGATCAGATATTGATACTACTTCCCAATCATTATTTAAATAAAAAAGAAAATGGGCTAAGGATTGAACCCCTGCTGTTCCTAAACCAATAACTGCTAATTTTTTCATTTTATTATTTAATATAGTTTTATTTCACAAGCATCAGTAGAGCAATACTTTTCAGATTCTGCGTCTAAGTTATCTTTGCCATCATATATTGCAGACCAATCAATTTTACCAATTGTTCCAACATATGCATTGTATTCTTCTCTAGTTATTTGAGTATAAGGCTGTTGGGGATATGTTTTATTTCCCATTGGCAAAAATGATACTGCTTTTAATTGGCCTTCGTACATATGAAGTGCTGGAGCAACATGTTTTGTTTCAGATTCTTTATCAAATGATAAGGTCACGGATACTCCATTGTCAGACCAATATTTTTGAGCAGTCGCTGCCAAACCAATCTTTTCAAAAAGACTTACATCTTTTTCAGAACGAGGATGTCCAGATGCTACTGGGAAATATACTACGGAGGTGTTTGCAGATACTACATCATCTTCAATTTTATACCCTGCTGCTTTAAATAAGTGCATCATTGGATCTGTATTTCCAAACCTTATAGCACGAAGATAGAATTCTCCACCAGGACCCCAATGAACTCCAGGTGTTGCACCAGAAAGTAATGAAACAGATCCTGAAGGTTTAACGGTAGTTACACGAATTGATTCTCTAACACATAGCCATTCTGAATAACTGTGGTCATATGAACGAATCTTTTGGTACCCTTCGTCCATCCATTGACGTACTGTTGGCATACCTTTTGTATCTGCAAAAGATGCAATACCCGTTAAAGATGTTCCAATTCTGCGATTTCTTTGCATAATTCCATTTGTGGCTTGCCAATGTGTTGGCATAAGTGTTACCGTTTTTCCATATAAATATGCAAACTTTAATGTACGAAGAAAATCTTCTTTATCCTCATGACGATTAAGGTGAACTTCTACAAGAGTACACAGTTCATAAGATTCTAATGGTTGCTCTGCACACGGGTTAAATCCCATAACACGAGAATCTTTATAGTCTGGAGCATCTGCTAAACGACCATGGGTTCTGGCAACATCTAGCCAAATAAATCCTGGCTCCCCATTATCTGAAATTAAATCAACATAGTCTTCATATTTTGTTCCAACTTTTGCTGAGATAGAGTTATTAGACATCCAGGCCCATCCAGGATTGTTTGAGTCAAATGAGTTGCGATCTGGAAAAATTTCTGCATTTTTTAAATTAATAAAATCTTTATCTTCAGCATCACCTAAAGCAAGGGTTGCTGAACGACGCACATTTCCAGATACAACGCATGTACCTATTAAATTTACAATATCTACAATTGCACGAGAATCAAGCGTGTCCCCTGCTCTACCGCCAATTACTGTGTTGATTCTATCGTGTAGTGCAATGAGTGGTACTGGACCGCTAGCAACCCCTCCAAAGCCTTTTATTGGGGCACCTAAAGGACGTATAAGGTCATAATTAAACTTTTGTATAGCCTGGTTAGGTCTTAGATAAGAATTTAAAAGCATTCTAACTGAATCAACCCAGCCTTCACGAGTGTCTGGGATATTCCATACATTTTCTGGTTCTGTTGGGGTACAAATAAGAATTTCTTTATCTTGACCAATAGTGTCAAACCCTACACCAATACCCAACATTAATGCATCCATAACCCATGAGAATAAACTTCCTGGATCATTACGATCAATATCACGAGTAGAAACCATTGCACAATTTTGAAGAGATGCAGAGTTCCGCTTTTCCATAGTCATAGGAGTTCCAAATGCCCAAAGACCACGACCTGGTGGTGTCCATTTTAATTCAAACATTCTTTGATATGCCTCTTGAGCAGATTTTTGAGCCTTATTGTCATTCCAAGGTAGACGATTATCTTTGGCGTGATTCTTTTGAACTGAATACATTCCTTCAATTACCCTCTTACAAACCTCGTGCCATCTTTCTTTTGTTCCATCTTCTTTCATCCGAGAATATGTACGTATAAAAGTAATCTCTCCTAGGGAGTTAGATCCTGCATCCGTAAACCCAAATGGTGCTGGAACCTCGGTATATTTATTTACAAATTCATCTGATAAACGAAAAGAAAAGACCTCTGACATAAAATTTCCAACTCTCTATTAAAAAATATTATTAATACTTTGATAATTACAAAGTACTGTTAGTATATCATAAATTTAAAATAAAAAATAAGCGCATAAATTAAACTAAATGTTTACTTTAGGGTTAAGCACTTTTATAAAATAAAAGTTGTCTTACCTACCCAAACTTACTACTATTTATATGAGACATCTCTATCTGATTTATATTTAAATGTTTTGGCAAAGAGCCAACCCAATAAATTGCTTGAGCCAAATCTTCTGCAGATAAAGCATTGTCTTTTTTTTGTTCTTGAGTATCAATTGTAGCAGGACAAATTTCAGTTATTTTTATACCATACTCAGGGAACTCCAATCTCATCGTATCTATTAGGCCTCTTTCGCCTCTTTTAGCATTAGTATAGTTTCCTCCTCCGCGATATGGAATTTTGCCTCCAAAGGATGTAACAAAAACTATAGTTGGAGATTCTGATTTTTTCATACATGGAACAAAGAGTTGAGATAGATACATTGGACCAGTAACATTTATATCGTAAGCCTTTCTAAAATTTTCTGGAGTTTCATTAATTATTTTTGTTGGTCCTGATCCACCACCAGCATTGTTTACTAAAAGATCAAGAGTTACATCTTTGTATTTTTCAAAAAACTTTTCTATTGCTTTAGAGTCTGTAACATCTAGTTGATATGCCTCAATATTTTCATCAACTATCTCTAAAATTTTTGACAAATCTCTAGATACCGCTATAACCTTATATCCATTTTTAGATAGTAAATTTGCAGTTGCATAACCAACTCCTTTGCTAGCACCAGTTATAATAGCAGTTTTCATTTATTACATTGAGCCATTTCTCATTGGCATACTGTTATGAATCCAATGTCCTGGAATCATATATTTATTTCCACTTTTTACTAAATGAGCAATATGATAATACGGTGCAGATGAAGGGAAAATAATAATGCTACCCGCTTCTGGTTTTACACCAAAGTCAAACTCATTGTTTTTTAATGCTGTTTCGTAGTCTAAACCTACCCCAACCTTGTCTGCAAAATAATCTGTTATTTTAAAAGAAATTTCTCCACCTTCAAAATTATCATTTAAGTACATAACTAAGGAATACTTTAATGTTTTGTCTCCATCTAGTTGATCATAATGCGCCCCCATGCCAACTCCAGCATAATATTTTTTAATATTAAAAACTGGAAACAGTCTCGGCTCATCAAAATCATTTAAATCTTCTGCATAATCTTTACATACTTTATAAAAAATATCCATAATAACATTATAAATATAAAGCATATTACTTTTAATTGGTTCTTCTAAAGAATTAATTTGGCTTATATCAAATGTTTTTGTTTCTCCATAAATAAAACTTTTATCATTTGATGCAGACCAAGTCTCCCACTCTTTATCTATTTCTAACAATGTACTAGAAAATTTTGTCATATCTTCAATTATATTTGTATAATACGCTACTTTTTCGCCAAGAATTTTTTTTTCCATTTTTATCTTCTTTCTAGTATTTGTTATTATTATAAAATTCGTTTACTTTTATAAAACCAACTAAAACATATCGTATTGGTCCATCGGCAACAGGTTCTACTCCATGTTCATGTTTTGCATCTCCTGGAAAAAATAACATTTCTCCTGGCTTTGGCCTTAGTTTTAAATTTAAGTTTTTAAAAAAAAGTTCTCCTTGATTATAATCGTCATTAATGTATAATATTGTTGCATATTTAATTGATGGATCAGTGTGTTGATCTGTATGAGATCTTAATTCAACTCCAGTTTGCATTCTTTGAATAGTAGCAAACCCACTTAAATGCAAGTCTGAATCTGAACTTATAACAATATTATTAAGCCTTTCGTGAAATTTTTTATATTCTTCATATTGCGAAATATTTAAATTTTTATCAGCCCAGTTTTGAGTAATTTCAAATTTTCCTTCAGCGACAAGATTTTCAACATCATCCCTGCCAAATTTTTCCATACAAAATCTTGGTAAGTTTGATAAATATTCTATTTCCCAATCTGCTTGAGATGCTTTATTAATTTTATCCCATACAAAATCTAATTCTTCTTTTGATAGACAATCTTTAATTAACAGTATTTCATCTGTTATTTCTTCAAACTTGTAATTATTTTTTATTAATTCTTTTTTAAAATTTTCAATCATTTGAAACCTCCTCTGGCTTATATTTATTTCCATTTATATCTAATTTCCAACCCTGCTTAAGTAATTTTTGCCATTCTGCTCTTTCAATTTCTTGTTTTGCTCTAGTTTCTTTCATTTCTTTTGCCCAAGCATCTCTTAGTTCTTGTGAATAGTCATTTTCTTCTCTATCATCCCAAAAAGATCCAATAGTATACCTTATTCCATTTGTAATCGTAGATACCTCGTGCATATTGTTAAATCCCCCGTCAAAAACAACAAGTGTTCCAGTTTTTGGTTTAATCTCTATATCTTGATCTGGAAATTTAAGTAAACCACCTTCAAAATTATTATTTAAATATAAAAATCCAGCATACTTACTTCTTGCAAATGCACCAGACTTTCCATTTTCATCTGTATTGTCTGAGTGGATTCTTGCATAAGCACCTGGCTCCCATTTTTGAGTATGATATCCAATTTTAACAATTGTTGAAGGATTGAGGTCATGCACTGTTGCAATTGCATTAGAAATTCCTTTTTCAATATCTGAAAAAATTGTTGGACTAAGTCCTAAGTCAATAACTTCTTTATCGTTATCTAATGGCAATACTGACGAGTATGACTCATAAAATGATATTGGCATCCAAGAAATATTTCCAGATTCTGCATGTTTATTTAATATTTGTATAATTTTTTCAGCAACATCATTATTTATAAAATTTTCATAAATAATAATATCTTTAGATATTCTTTTTTTATTATTTAAATTCATTGTTAACTTCTTTATCTAATATTGTTCTATAATATTTTTTATTTAAATCTGGTTTATTTTTACCAGTGTGTTCGGTAATTTGCCAAAAAAATGGACAGGTAAATCTAACTCCGCTTGTTATTTCTGTTACTCCATGAATATAGTTCATATCTCCTGGAAAAAAATAAGCAGCACCTTTTTTAGGTTTAAATTTTATATCCTGTAGTGGAAAATATAACTCTCCACCTTCATAGTCATCATTTAGATAAAATAAACTTGATAAATCATACCAAGGAAAATCATTTGAAAGTCCAGCATCTGGGCCATCATGTAGTTCTTTGTCTGCGTGTGGATTTTGTCTATATCCTACAGGCCATTTCACAATACTTTGCCCAGTTGGACTAGCCTTTACATTAAAAAAATCTTCAATTACTGGCTTTAATCTTTCTACAAGGTTTACAATTATTGGCACTATTTTAGGATCAGTTTGATCTAACCTTGGTCCACTTGCAACTCTATTTGCCCAGTAACTAGAATCATATATTACTGTTCCATTTTCATTTACATGGCTTTCAGTTTGATCCCAAATGTTAATTGATTTTGCTGCATTTTCTAAAAAATTAATTTCTTCTTTAGTCATAAAATTTTCTAGTTCAACAATCATACTTTTATCACTACCAAAAAATCCTGATGGAGTTATTGATTTTTTTTCTTCATTATTGTTAACATTTACGCTTATCATAATTTTATTATACCATTTACCGATTATCTTTTACTGATAGGCGCAAGGTTGTTGCTTCGTGCTTACCCAGACTTATTCCATTTTCATCAGTTGCATTTCTATACCAATTTGTCCATTTTCCAGCAGAGTTAATTTTTTGTGATGCTATCCCATAAGATTTATTTTTACTTTCTCTTACCCTGCCTGGATCTGAATGATTAAAAATTTGTATTTCAGTTTTATCCATTGCTGATAAAGAAATAGGTATAATTGTTGCAATAGGCTCTCCAGCCTTAATCAATATTTCTTTATTGGGAATTTTTGATTTTATTGCTAAAGGAAATCCAGTATCTAGCCAAGATGTACTAATTACTGTTGAAATTGTTTCAAATTCATTATTAAAATAATTTACTGGATTAATTGTAAGAAGACTAGTGTTTTCCTCTGATCTAAAAACTAATCCAGTGTGGATGCTTACACTTGATTGCCCTCTACCAGTATATGTAAAATCTTTTCCATCTAAAATTGTTACATGTTCTTGATTTGTATCATTAATTCCATCCCAAATAAATTTAATATCTTTGTCACATGAAAGACTCCACCCAACCATGTTTGCTGAAGTTACTGGAAAACATTTATAGGCATGTTTGTCTGGCGTAAGATCCATCCATTCTCTTTTTATAGACATTGGAGAAATTGTTACTAAAGAATCTGGGAATTTCTCAGCCGTAAGTTTTAACATTAGTGTGTATCTTCAACATACATTTCTGGAGTATGAAATTTTTTATTATAATCCAACATAGTAACAATAGAGTATTTTGTACCTGAATGAACTGGCATTGCTTGATGAGGATACATAAAGTTTGATGGGAATATAAAAAGATCTCCAGCATTTGGTTTAACTTTTAAGTTTTGCAATCTAAAATACAACTCTCCACCATCATAGTCATCATTGACATATGCAACTAAAGAAACTGTACAATTATAGGAAAAACCATGATCATGATGTTCCATAAAGTGTTGTCCTGGACCATATTTAATAAAATTAAACGCTTCCCAATATTTTAACTCTCCAAGGTTATAATCTCTTGTATAGTCTTGAACTGCTGGAAGTTGGGCATCGTATACGTCTTGCCAAATTCCTTGTAAATTTATAGACTGTTGGCTTTTGTCTTGCTCAATGTCTGTTTTTTTAAATTTAAAATCATTACAATTTCTATATTCTGGGATAAGTTGTTTATATCCAACATAGGCAGGCTGCCAACTATAACTGGTGCTTTCATCTCCCTCTGGCTTTATATTAGTCTCAAGTCTTTCTATTACATTAAACTCATTTTTAATGACATTCTTATAACGAACAATACCATTTCCTAAGTTTTCTTTTTCTGTCCAAGTTTGCATTATTTTTTCTCCTTTATAGTTATTATAGCACTACCTATAGGTATTTTCTTCTTGACCATATTTTATTTTTATAGATACCGCCATCTGGTTTACGGTAAAAATTTGCATTATTTACTAACTTAGTATAAATTTCTTTTTCATCTAAAACCTCTATCTCTTGTTTCCAGTTTTCTCTTTTAAAAGGAAAAATTTGTAAGTATGGAGTTCCTTCTGGCAAAACTCCTTCCCAGCCTTCTGTAATAAAAAATGGAAATGTTCCAAGAATATGAACCTTATCACAATCAACAATGCCAGTAGTGTTTAAAAATGGTAGGTCAAACCTATTCATTGGGGTCATAAATAATGCACTATATCCATCTGGAAGTTCTAAACCCCAATTTGAATACCAGGCAAAATGATCTCTATAGTATCCTTTTGGATGCTCAAATTGTGGCATAGGAGTTCTCTTTATGCAAAAGTCTTCATATTTTTTATCCGATGCTCTAACATCAATTGTTCCTTTTTCATTTTTAAAAAACGTAAGGTCACAAGGAGTTTTTAAAATATATCCTGTTGAAAATCCATCCATAATTGCTGGGCAGGCTTTCCATGTTGGAATTTTTCCATAATCTGAATCTGTTCCTTCTTTTGGAACTGGGCATATTTCTTTTGTTGCCTGATAATATTCTTCAGTAAATGGATGTTTTGCAAACCTATCTGCGTTTTTATACCATGCAGGAATTACAGATTGTGCTGTAGATGGCACTGAAGAACTTTTTTCATTTAGCCATGGCCTATATGGTCTAAATGTAATTATATTTTCATTATCTTCAGAACGTTTAAACAATTTATTTATGGCCTAACTCATTAATATCTGTCATAACCACCACACAATATTTTGTTCCTAATTTCATTGGTAATGATGCATGTTCATAGATATAGTTTGATGGAAAAATTGCAATATCTCCAACTCTTGGTTTAAGTACATAACCATCCAATCTTGGAAATTTAATTTCTCCGCCTTCGTAGTCATCATTAATGTATATAACAGCAGACACAGTACAATTATATTTTGGGCCGTGATCTGCATGTATATTGAAGTGAGTTCCTTCACCTTCATACTTTACAAAATTAAAGGCTTCATAATAAACAACATTTATTCCCCAATACTTTGCATAATCATCTACACAAAATTTTAATTTTTCATATATTTCTTGATGAAGATCAATTAATTCTGCATTATGCTCATCTCTTGGCCCTAAATTTTCTTGTTTATATTTAAAGTCTACGCAATCCCTTGCTTTTTTAATTGGATTTGGTGAATTTGTTACTGTAGCGTCTTTCCATTTATATTTTTTGTCATTTGATAAATTTGATTCAAGTGTATTTATGTATCTATGTGCATCATCAATTGAAAAAGTATTCTTATATATATTTAAACCTATTGCTGGATTTTCAACAATAATATTTGAACCAAGTTCTCTATCAACTCTTTTTGATATTGTCTCTGATCTATCTTTTGTAAACCAATAATTTGTATTTTCGTCAATATAAGTGTTTTCTACTAACTGCCCATTATCCATTTTTTCTCCTTTTATTTTTTATGAGACAAGGTTATTGCCTAGATATTTTTTAATTAAATATCCAATAACTGTATTTTCATTTGGAATAGATCCTATTTTAGGAATTTCCATTTGGTGCCTAATCCATGAATTATAGTACAAAGAAACAGCAATGCTGTTAGACATTAGATTCATTGTTTTTTCAAAATACTCTGTTTTTAAAAAATGAATAGCATCCGCATAATTTATTGGATGAAATATATTTTTTTCTTGTGCAAAATGCATTAAATTATTTTTTAAAATTATATTTGTTAACAACTCTGGTCCAGTTTTAATTTGATTCTCTCCATAAATAATAGGAAAATCGCCAAGTTCATTAATTATTTCATTTAAAATTTTATCATTTCCTATATATAAAACATCACCATTAATCCTTGGTGGCTCATCCACTGCTAATGGTCCTTCCATAAATAAACCAAAAAGATAAGGTTCTGGATTAGGCCAATTATCGCTTAAACAAATTATGTCAGAATCAGTCCATATAAGATTTGTTTTTTTTAACATATACATTCTAAATGCATCTGCAAACTGACCATGCCCATCACCAGAAAAAGGTTTATTAAATTTTGGTAAAAATATATCTTTTTCTAATATAATATCATTTGCATCTTTTTTAATTGCTCCACTTGGTACATCAATAGACATATCGTATAAATATATATTTAATTCGTGTCCATGATAAATATAGGAATTCCATGAAAGTTTTTGCAATAAAGTAGGTTCATTTCCAAACCACAAAGTCCCAAATCTTAGACCCACTTTTATTCCTTTTCTCTTTTAATTAATTGTATCATGAATTCTATACTATACTAATTTTTGATATTTTTTAATATTTTTATTTCATTTTCTAAACTTTCTACCTTTTCTAATAATATTTTTAAAACTTCTATAGAATAAACAGAAAGAAGGTCATACCTAAGACCTAGTGGGTTATTTTCTTCGTCCAATACAACAATATACTTGAGTGCATCTACTTCATTAACCTCTTCGGCTATATATCCAATATGCCTAGTGTCTTTAAGATCTCCATTGTATATCCATGTAACTGGATTTAAACTTTTTATAGTTTTTTCAAAATCAATTTCTTCTGACCCCATACTATTTAACTACCCCTTTTATTTTGATTTTATATTAAATACCTTTAATATACTATGCTTAAATCTCTTAGATGAGTATACGAATCCTGGAAAAAACGGACCAAATCCTGGAAAGAATGGTGGCGCAAATCCTGGAAAAAACGGACCAAATCCTGGAAAGAATGGAAAGAATGGGGGAAAGAATGGAAAGAATGGTGGAAAGAATGGAGGAGTAGTTACGCTACTTGAAGCACTTGAAACTGCAGAGTTTCCATTTGCGTTAGTTGCATAAACTGTATATGTCTGTGAAGTATCTCCTTCTTGAGTAACAACAACGCTTGTTGTTCCTGAACCAACAGTAGCGCCTTTGCTATCTGATGATGCCCAAGTATATCCAGTAATTGCAGATCCGCCAGTTGCAGGAGCGCTCCAAGAAACAGTATCTGCAAGTGCTGCTGTTGATACGCTTGGTGCACTTGGCTGTGCTGGAACTGTTGTTGCTGTGATAGAACTAGATGCAGATGAAGCATCAGAGGTTCCAGATGCATTTGTTGCTGTAACAGTAAATGTATATCCTGTATTAGATTGTAAACCTGTAACGGTTAGTGGAGATGATGATCCACTTGCAGTATAACTTCCAGGACTTGATGTTGCGGTAAATGATGTTGCCGTTGCACCTGCTGCTGCAGTAAATGATACGCTTGCAGCACCATTATTAAATGCACGACCTGTTCCTACATCAGTTGCGGATACGCTTGTTGGAATCCCTGGCTTACCTTTAGCAGAAGAAGCAATTACCCCAAGGATTTCCATTATGCAATATCTCCTACTACGTACCAAATATCTGAGCCTTCATGCACACAAGTTGCTGAAGAGTATTGAACACGAAGTTTTGGTGCTGTAGCAGTTGCTCCAGTACTTCTAATTGTAACTCCTGCGCCCTGAGCAAATGTAACTTGTCCTGCACCCTTTTGAACAATATTAAGTTGCGCTCCAACTGGATAAGCAACTGAACTTATTGGCGGGATAGTAACTGTAATTGCTGAAGCATTAGATGCAGTTACAAATTTGCCATCATCGGCTAAAACAAATGTATAGGTTGTTCCAGTTTGTGCATTAATTCCTAAATTAATTTTAGGAGATGTTAAGGTTTTGTTTGTAAGTGTTTCTGTTGCATCTTTAAGTAATCCACCATTTACATAGTAAGATTTTCCTGAAGCAAGATTAATATGCTCTGAAGATGTAAAAGCATCTGTAGCATCTACCCAGTTAAAAGTCTTATCTGTAGCACCTTTAATTGTAATACCACCACCATCTGCTGTTGTATCTGTTGGTGTACCCACATCTGCAAGAATAATATTTTTATCTTCAATAACTAAGTTAGTTGAGTTAAGGTTTGTTGTAGTTCCATTAACTGTTAAATCACCAGATATTGTTAAATTAACTGCAGTTGCAGTTCCTGTAAGTGCTGGTGATGCAAGGGGGGCAACTCCAGTTAAAGTATTTGAGGAAAAACTGATAGTTTTATTTGTTAAAGTTTCTGAACCTGCAAGAGTAGCAAGATCTTGATCAGTAACTGCTGTGTTAAATTGTGCAATTGTTCCTGATACTGTATTTGAGCCTAATGCAATTGTCTTGTTTGTTAAGGTTTCTGAACCTGCAAGTGAGGCTACATCAGCATCGCTAACTGCAGTATTTAACTGAGCAAGAGTTGATGTAACTGTATTTGAAGCAAGAGAGATTGACTTATTAGTTAATGTTTGAGTTGCATCAAGGATTGCTACTGTACCAGTAACGTCAGGAAAACTAATTGTTCTATCAGCAGTTGGATCAATTACTGTTAATGTAGTTTCAAAATTGTCTGGTGAAGAACCTTCAAGAACAATGCTTGCATCTGTAAGGGTTAAACCACTTACTTGTGGTGTTGTTAAAGTTTTATTTGTAAGAGTTTGTGTAGCAGAATCAACAACGACTGTTCCTGCTGCATCTGGGAATGAAATTGTACGGTCAGCAGTTGGATCTCCTGCTGCAAGTGTAAGTTCAAAGTCATTTGCAGTAGTTCCTTCAAAAACAACTGACGAAGTTAAAACACCAACACTAGTAATATCTGAAAGGTTTCCAGTTGTGATAATAGTACCAGTTACGTCAGGGAAAAGAATTGTTCTGTCAGCAGTTGGATCTGTTACAGTTAAAGTTGTTTCAAAAGCATCTGCAGTAGCGCCTTCAAAAACAATTGAAGAGTCATTAAATACAGCACCAGTAATTGCTGGATTAGTTAGGTTTGTAATTGCTGTTAAGTTGCCAGTTGTAATCATTGTTCCAGTTGCGTCAGGCATTGTAATTGTTCTATCGGCAGTTGGATCTGTAGCAAAAATTGTTGTTTCAAATGAGTCTGCTGTAGCACCTTCAAAAACAAGGCTATTTCCAATAGTAAGTTCAACTTGAGCATTGATATCAGAGAAGTAGTCTAAAGCCACCCAGTGATTTGTTCCATCACCAATTTTAAATTTATTTGTATCTGATTCCCAACCTATTTCGCCAGCATTTAATACTGGATCTGCAGATGTCCACTGTGCAGCGGTTCCTCTACGTTGTTGCATTCTGGTTGCCATGGTGCTCCTTTATATGTTTATATTGTATCAGATAATTAGTTAAAATTATCAGTGGCCAATCCACCATCATATGTTGATTCAAATGATGCTGTATTATATACTCCCGCACTTACAAGAACTCCTGGCTCATTGTATGCTCCACCACTAATAAAAGTACTTACTATTATTCCATTGCCGTCAATTGAAGTATCGTGAATATGGTCTTGCAATACTTCTGCATCTTCTAATGTTGCAATTGGAATCCATTGAGAATCATAATAAATATGTAAACGTTCAGTTAATGTATCAAACCATAAATTTCCAGTTACTGGAGATGCTGGTTGGGTTGTTCCAATAGTTGGCGAACTAACTGCTGTATCTACATATAGTTTTGTTGCTGCATGAGCATTTTGAGTAGGGGTGGCAACTGTGACTGTTGATCCAAAAGTTCCGCCATCGGCTACAATAATTCCGTGCTTTACCCTGAAGTCTTTATTTACTGTTGCCACTTCCGACCTCTATTCTAATTATGCTTCAATATAAACTTTGTGTACTTTAACATCGGTATCTGCTGCTGCACCAGTTACCTGAAGAAGAACGTTTCCA